GCGGCCGATGCAGCAACTAGTGCAACTTATCTGACTGCGGTTGGTAAAGACGCTTTGGGTGCTTGCACGGAAGGTTTGGGTAATACGGCGTTGGGTGCATTAGCTGGTTCTGCTATCACAACCGGCGATTACAGCACGTTTCTGGGGTATGCTTCTGGACTTCAAACAACTGGATTACGCAACACGTTTATTGGGTCTGATGCTGGTGTTTACGCAACCACAACAGATGACTGCATAGCGATTGGTTATGCTGCACTCAAAGCCGCAGATAGTGCTGGCGATAATTCTGACAACGCCACCGGCAATGCCAACATTGCCATAGGCAACTACTCGCTGGATGCAATCACTTCGGGGTATTCAAATGTGGCCATTGGACACAATGCTGCAACAAGTATCACAGATGGCGCAGACAATATTGCCATCGGTGCGTATGCTTTGGATGCTGCCAACGGTGGTGAAAATCAGAATATTGCTATCGGCACAAATGCGTTAGGCACAGAGACAAGTGGCGCAGATGGGTGTGTGGCGATTGGTCACGGTGCGTTGATGGATCAGAACATAGACAGCGCAAATAACACCGCAATTGGCTACAACGCTGCATTCAATCTAACCGAAGGCACAGACAGCGTGTATGTGGGTCATCAAGCCGGTGGTGCTGGGACGATTACTGGCAATTGGAATGTAGCGGTTGGCAAGGCTGCTTTGCTGAATGCCACAGGGTCGTCAGCTAGCGTTTATGTTGGTTCCTACGCAGGAGGTTTAGGGGAAAACAGCGGCGCGAGTAACGTTTGTGTTGGTTACGCTGCTGGCTACGATCTCACTTCGGGTGGTTCCAACGTGTTGATTGGCCGATCCGCCGGTGAGAACATAACACAAGGCACAAACAACATCGCCATTGGACACGGCGCACTTAACGCTGCGAACGGAACTCTCAGCGAGGCCGAGTCCTTCAATGTTGCAATCGGTCGCAACGCAATGGGTGCAGAGGCATCTGGTGCACTATACTGCACAGCAGTTGGGTACAGCGCACTTTCTTCGCAAAACGCCAACGTAAAGAACACCGCCATTGGTGGACTTGCGGGTGATGCGATTGAGAGTGGTACGCAAAATACGTTGCTTGGTTATATGGCTGGCAGCGATCTTGTAACTCACGGTGATAACGTAGCTATTGGCCATATGGCGATGGTCAAAGCGGCGGCCAATTACAACACAGTTGTTGGGTCACTTGCAGGTTCTTCTGCCTCTAATTACACCGCAGCAATGTCCGGCAACAGCAATGTCTTGGTTGGTTACGCCGCTGGCTACGATCTCTCAACTGGCCCCGGCAACGTACTCATCGGCGCGAACGCTGGTGAAAATATGACCACCGGCGATTACAACGTGGCCATTGGGTTTGAAGCTGCCAAGACGATGGTTGGCAATAGTGATAACAATATTGCAATTGGCGCAACTGCATTGCGTGATGAAGCATCTGGCGCAGACAACTGCATTGCTATTGGCAGAGATGCGCTCCTGTTACAAGATGATGACGGTTCACAAGTCAATTTAGCCATCGGCAGTTATGCCGGTGACGCAATCACCAGCGGCACAAAGAACGTGCTGATCGGCCACGAAGCGGGGAGTGCGCTTGCTGATGATAGTTACAACACGGCTGTTGGATTCAACGCGCTGAAGGGTTCAACGGCTGGTTTAGGAAATACGGCTATTGGTAACGCGGCAATGGACGCTGTGATAACTGGTAGTCACAATACGGCTGTTGGTTCTAACGCGTTTGGCGGTGCTGCGGGTGCTGCGGCAGATAATACAGTAATCGGCGCTAACGCGTTATTAAACATTACTGATGCGGCTTCAGTTAATAATGTTGCGATTGGCAAAAATGCAGGAGCCAACGTGTCCGATACGTCGAACGCAACAAAGGCAATTCAATGTGTGTACATCGGCGCGAGTTCAGACACGGGCCACGCAACTACATCAACCAATGAGATTGTTATTGGGTACGGTGCAAACGGCGGTGGCAGCAATACGATTGTACTTGGTAACACCAGTATTGGTTCGATTGAAGGTCAAGTGGACTTTGCTGCTTTTTCTGACAACCGAATCAAGCGTGACATTACGAACGATGATACTGGTCTGGCGTTCGTCGAGAAGTTGCAACCCGTAACGTACAAGTTTGTTAATCCAGCCGATTATCCAGACGCAATCAAAGAGAGCCATCACCGCGAGATCACCCGCGAACAACTCGTCACCGAAGCAGTCGAAGCGGCTGACGAGGTGTGGGAAGACGCAATCGTCCAAGAGGCGCGTGATGCGGTAGCTGAAGAGACACGCGAGGAAGTACACGCTGCTGTTGAGGAAGTTACGGAGGAGGTAACGATCCCAGCAGTTGAAGCGGAGTACGAAGATCGTGTGGTGCAAGAGGCGCAGGAGGAGATCGTCGATCAGCGTCACAAGTGCGACGAAGTTGATGTCACCGAGACTGTCACACGCGAGGAGATCGTGGAGGTTGATGGCAAGTGGGTGAAGAAGCAGATCAGCGAAGAGGTGACACGCACCGAGCGCACACCGTTGTACGAGGATTGTGATTTGTACGATGAGGACGGTTCACTTTGCACGGTCTGCGTCACGCCAGCGGTTGAAGCGAAAGACGCAGTTGTCGATGAAGACGGTAACGAGATTGAACCGGCTGTCGAAGCTGTTGCTGAAGTGCGCGAGAACGTCGTGCATAAAGTGCCGGTGATGGAAGATTACGTCCAACAAGAGGCGTGTGACGAAGTGACTGAGCGCGTGTGTGTGCGAGAAGCAGAAGCCGAACGCACCGAGACGCGAGTCGTTGTGGAAGCTGCCGACGAGTGGACAGAGACGCACATCACAAGACCGGCTGAAGCGGCACAAGAGGAAGTGACTGAACGCCGATTGGTGAGTGAAGCTGTCGAAGCCAAGGACGCGGTTTACGAGACAGTCACCGTGCCAGCGGATGATCGGCCAGACGATGATGACACCGTGCGGCTTGGCTTGATAGCGCAAGATGTACAGACCGCGATGACTGAAGCGGGTGTGGAGTTCGATCTGGTGAACGAGTCGCCCAACGGGAAGCTGTCGTTGAAGTACGGCAATCTGGTGATGCCGCTGATTAAAGCGGTGCAGGAGTTAAGCGCGAGGGTGAAGACACTTGAAGGATAATTTTGCTATGGCAACACAAGAGAAAAAAGAAACAGAGCAGACCGTTGTTATCAACGGTGCGGAACATAACGCAGCGGACTTGTCACAAGAACAAGTTGTGTTGCTGAACCACGTTGCTGATCTTGAGAACAAGATTCGACAGATCGGCTTCAACTTGGAACAGGCGCACGGCGGCAGGAATCATTTTATGGCTTTGCTAACGGCGAGTCTGGAGGCGAAAGCGGAGCCGGAAGAAGCAGAAGAAGCTGCCGAGTGATTGGCGGGGGTCGGGTGCAAGAGTTTGCCGGGAAACCTGGAGATCGACACACCGTTTTTTGACATTGAATATACGGGAGAAGTGAAAGATTGAATTTTGACGATATTAAAGTCATTGGCGCAGGCGGCGGCGGCATCTCGTCGTTCTATCTGCATTTGGGCGAAGTGATTCAGATCGGCATAGGCGTGATGACGTTGGTTTATATCGGCTTGAAGATACGCAAACTAATTTTGGAGAAATAGACATGTTACGAAGCAAGACCATATGGGCGGCGATTACGACCTGCGTTGGGGCGGCGGCGATGATACTGACGAACGAGATAACTCTCGCGGAAGGCTTGAACCTCATTGTGCCTGCGATCCTGGCGGCATTTTTGAAACACGCGGTCTCCAAGAGCCAGGTTGCCGCTGAGGCGGCAGTTGAGGCGGCGAGTAGCGTCACACTCGCCCCGAAAAAGAAAGTCGTTAAGAAGAAGAGTTAGGAGGTTTAGATGGCAGGATTAACCACCACCCAGACGTTCAGCGATGGTCACACGGTCACTGCCGCGAAGCTGAACAATATCATCTCGGACTGTACGATTGATGACGATGCCGTCACCACGGCAAAGATCGATGATGATGCCGTAACGCTCGCCCAGATGGCAGATGATTCGGTGGACACCGATCAGTTGGTGGATCTGGCAGTGTCAAATACGAAGTTGACCGGGATGACCCGGGGAACCGTGAAGGTCGGTGATTCGTCAGGTGCGGCATCCGACCTGGACGCGAAGACTGACAACGCATTTCTCAGCGGTGATGGCACCGACATCAAAAGCAAGACGTTTGACAGTGCGGTTGCCGGTGATATTGAGATAACGAGTACCTCATCTGATTTTTACCTGGAGATAGCATCTGACTCGATTGCGAATGCGATGGTGAAGAATGATGCCATCAACCCGGCCAAGATTTCGCATAGTTCGGACAGTAAACCGGGAGTAATTATTTACGGGTCAAGCGGAGTACCGGCGGAGTTGACAAGAAATGACACTCCACCAGCGGTTTTGACTTCCGCTGGGACTGGCGCACCGTCCTGGAAGACTCACAATAAGACGGTCTCGATGGGGAACGTACCGGCAGCCGGGAGTTATGTCTTGGCAGCCCACGGTTGCGGGGCGAAACCTGTATCACTCGATTTCTTTCTTCAATGTACGATTGACGATAATAGTTTTGTTGTTGGCGACCGATTATGGAAAAAAGCGTCTTACTGGTCAGGCAGCGTTTGCACGTTTGGCGCAGATGGCACCAATGTGTGGTATGCGACTCATGCGACGAGAAGTTTGGACTTTTATGACAAGCCGGGAGGAAGTTCGGGAACATCACCAAGCATTGTTACTTTAACGGCAGCTTCCTGGGACTTATACGCAGTAGTAGGAACCTAAATGACGCTCACCGACATTGCCACATATGTCTGCAACTTGGTCAACAAGACTGACGATACGTCGAAGACTCGGTGCAAAGAGTTCATCCGCCAGCATCATGAGAACATTGTCAACTCGGCGTTGTGGCGTGAGACGTTGGAGGTTGAGCAGACCACGCTGCCGTTTGACGGTCGGCTGACGCAGATCATCCTGGATAATGGCGGATCGGGATACACCTCCACACCCACTGTTTCTTTTACTGGCGGCGGTGGTAGTGGTGCCACTGCTGATTGTGAGATCGGTGGTGGCGCGGTTACGAAAGTTTACTTGCAGAACCCGGGAACCGAATTCACCTCCGCCCCGACGATAAGTTTCGATCTGGTTTCCGGTGGATCAGGTGCCACAGCAACTGCGATAGCGGACTCATTGGCGGATGAGATGGTTTGTCCTCAACAATTCGAGACGATTCTCGGCGTGAGTTACAACCAGGCGAATCTTTTGCCGACCGAGTTGATCACTCAGTTCATGACCAACCCGGACAGTTTTAAATCCGATGCGAATTCTGCTCAGTTTAGTGTTATTGATAGTTCGGGGATTAATTTTGATCCCGCTTATGGTGCTATTCAGTTTATGTCCAGCGACAGTTCGGACAACGGTAAAAAGATCACGATTGTTGGCGAATTGGCGGGGCAAGAATTGACGATGCAGAAAGAGACGGTGACGCTGGCGAGCAGTGTGACAACCACCGAATCCTGGTCAGCGATTCATTCACTCAGCAAAGAGACTACCACCGGATATGTGCAGGTGCGGAATCCGTTGGTGCCGTCCGACTTTTTCTTTTGGCCCGAGTGGGAGAACGTCAGCAAGTTTCAGCGGGTGAAGTTTTTCGAGCGTCCGAAGTATGACGCGGCAAGTCCGGTCAACCTGTACATCGTTGGTAAGAAGAAGATCCGCCCGATGGTCAGCGATTACGACACGGCGATGATCAGCGGCATCGACAATGTGCTGATACATTTTGCGACTGGCGACATGTTGAAACGGTCGCGTCAATTCGGTAAAGCGCAGCTTGAGATTCAGCAGGCGAACAGTTTGATGCAAGTGGCGCGGGACCAGGAGAACAACCAGAGTGCGAAAGAAGTCAGACTCATCCCCGATGCTTACGGGATGGGCTATACTCGAAATGACTTCGGATTTTAAATCATGCCAGTCTACTACAACGATGGACTCGATGACCCGGTTCAATACGACCGTCAGGCGAGTTTCGTTGGTGGGCAGATAAGCAACTTCCGCGAGAACCTCCTCAACGAGAGTCAGGCCGAGTTTCTCAAAGACCTGGACACTGAAAAGAACGGCATACTGAAATCCCGGCGTGGGTTCCATCGGTTTTCCGATTTGGTGGGTACATCTTCTTCCACGTACACCCAAGGCTTGGCCTATTTCGATACAGACGCGAGTACAGCAGGTGGTGGGAAAGAGTCACTGGTTGCGTTTGTTAACTCGAACATCTACGGGGTTGATTCGGGTGAGACGGTTACGACGATTGGATCGGCAAAAGCAAACAGCACAACCGCTCAGGTGGACAGTTGCCAGGTGGCGGACAAGTTGTTTTACGCGAGTCATGTCACAAACAACCGAGTCGGTCAGGTGAAATGGACGGGTGCCGCGTGGGAGGTACGCGAGATTTCCGATGGCCCGACCAATTCCAAGTTTTTGGTCAACAACGGTTTTAGAATTTTCGCAGTCCAACCAAGCGACAACCAGGTTTATGTGTCGGACATTCTTCCGGGTCAGACCGGGGTTATTAAGTCATTGACCATTACCAACGGAGGAACCGGCTATTCAGCAGGAACACTCACCGCAACCTCCTCCACCGGTTCAAGTTTCGCGGGAACATTTACGGTGGACGGCAGTGGAAAAATTGACACGGTCACCATCACAAATGCGGGGAGCGGCTACGCTACGGTTCCCACCATTAACATAGCAACCGGAGGCCCGGGTTCGGGTACAGCGGTCATCACTGCTGCATTTGAGACCGTCTTCCCGGCTGCCAACGCATTCAAAGTCGGTCTCGGAGATCCGATCACCGGTTTGGCGAGTTGGGTTGGTTTCAACGTGGTGGTGTTCTGCAAAAACAGTTGTTACGTCATCGACACCAACCCGGTGCCTGCGACTGCAAGCCCGACCGTCCCGGCGGCAAGCTCGTTCAGCATCCGCACTATCTCGACATCGAGTGGGTGTTTGAGTCATGGATCGATAGCCCAGGTTGGCGAAGACTTGTTTTATCTATCGCGAACCGGGGTTCGGTCAATTCGCCGCACGATGGAGGAGAACATGGTCGCATCGGATGTGGGTGTGATCTCGTACCCGATCCAGAACGTGATCGACCAGATCAACTGGGCGCAGGCCGAGAAAGCGACAGGAATTTTTTGGCGAGGACGTTACATCCTCAGTGTCCCGACCGGTTCCAGCACAACCAACGATACGACACTCGTCTACAACACCAACACGCAATCGTGGATGGGCGTGTGGCGCGGTGCGGTAACAATTTCATCGGGAGTCGAGTCGAGCTACGTCAATCCGGTCGATTACGCGGTGACTCAGTTCACCGGAGGAAAACCGTTTTTGGTGACCTTGGACAAGATCGGCAACCCGCTTCAGTTCCGCGATTTCGTGGAGGACATCAACCTCGTCGATACAGATTTCCAGGACAAGACCACAACGACATTTAAAGACACCGGTTGGGAGGCGACAACCCGGGCATTGACGTTTGGCGAACAGATGACCTCGAAGGACGCGGAGTTCGCTGAGTTCGAGTTCGACCGTAGCGATGCGATCATCGATATCGGGGTATTGCTGGACAACGAGGCCGATAAAAACCTGGCGGATGAACTGGACACCGGATCGGGAGAGTTACGCCTGCCGTTCACGCTGCCATCGACGCTTGGCAGTGGTGCGGTGACGCGGTTCCGTTATTCGATGACTCAGTACCCGGAGTTCCGCGAGTTACAATTTAATTTCAAGCAATCCGCGCAGGCGGGGAGCGACAGCAAATATCTCGCACTGCGATCCATCCATGCGGGCGGATTTCTTAATAGCGTGGGGGTGGAGTCTTGACCTATGACGAGAAAGTACATGAAGCGATGAGACTTTGCGCCAACGGAAATGAGGCGGCCTGGAATTATCTTTCG